AGTGTTAACAGTTGATGTCAATGAGTTTGTCGTTAAACAAGCCACAGGTTTAAAAGTTGTACCTCCAGCTAAATCTGCTAAAAGGATATAATCCCTTGCTGATACTTTAGTTTCTGCCATTTTATTTTAATTTTGAGTTATTATTAAATTATAAGTTATTATTGTTCTCCATACATTATCCGAAGGGTTTAAACCATCTAAATTTCTAATTGCACCCACCACCAAACTTGAAGCATAAAACCCATTTGCTAGGGTTATATTCGTTTCGGAATTGATTGCAGCTAGTATTAAATCGCTTATTGTTTCGGCTCTTTTATATCCAAAGTTACTATTTTTTATTACAATGTCAACATCAATGGTAACTGCATTGGTGTAACTGATTTTACCTTGTTCCTGTGCCGATGCCCTTCCGTTCATAATCACATATTCATTTACTCCGTTATCAGGAGCATAACCATCGTAAACAGGCAATCCGCTTGAACTTGTCAAGTTAGTATAAAACCACTTCTTTACTTCTATATTAGGATTTAACATTCTTTATTACGTTTTGTATGTTTTTTCTCAAAACAGGTATTTCACTTTCAAAGGCTGGTATTAAGTAAGGTCTTGGTCGTAGGTTTATTTTTCTTATTCCTTTGCCCTTAAATTGTATTGCAAAATCCTCATATCCAGCAGGAACATTTACTGTTCCACCTGTGCCAAATTCTACATAAGGTGCATACTTTAAACGACTTCCAACTGTGTACATTATCTTGTCTCCTGTATTAACTTCCTTTAATTGGATTGAATTTCTTAATATACCATTATCAACAACCACATCCCTTCTTGCTTTGCTTTGAATAGCCAATGCAGATGCGTTAACCTCCATAGCCACTTCTTTAGCAATTTCAGGTGCTAATTTGCCTAATCTTGTAATTAGTGCATCTAATCCTTCAATCCTAAATAGAATTTGGTCTGCCATTAGAAGTACATTAATATTTCGTAAAATCTAAATTGATTTTCTACATCTTTCAAAGAATGAATAACATAAGTATCGCCTTCTGCTTCTATTTTGTAGTTATTTGTAATTGTAACATCATAACGGATAAATAGCTTTGCAGCCCTTGTATATGTTATTTGTGCATCCATTAATTTCCTGCTTTCATCCATAGGTCTAAAATCCCCAAATACAACCTCTTGTAAGGCATAGGTAGTTGTGTAGCCACCTTGCCCATCAGCGGTGATTGTAGGCACATATAAGCCTATTTCCGAGTACATTGTGTTGGCATCAACATAGTTTGCCTTTTTGCTTCCTATCCTCATAATATTGGGCTTATTCTTGTCCAACGCTGACACGCTTTCCAAGTCTTTTCACAAATACCTGTATCACTATCCAATCCTCTATTTTCGTAATCGTAACTAACTTGGTCTAAAATAGCAATCTTTAAATCGTTCGGAATGGTTGCGTAACCTACCACATAAGTTGCCTTTAAGTTTTGGAATTGCGGTCTTTGTAATTGTGGGAACTTACCACCAACTAATGTGTAATCAGCAGCAACAATAGTGTCTCCGTTTTGGTCTATTAAAGATGTAAAACTATTCATCGGACCATAAGGCAGCTGGAAGTGTCCATCCCAATTTGTAAACCATACAACCGCAGTCTTTGCTATTAAACTCAATCCTGTACCTACTTCAACCGCTTCCCTTGCTTGTTTAATCATCAAGGTAATTTGGTTATCATCAACATTTGTAGTAACCCTACAATACAATTTTGCCTCTGCTAATGTAACAGGCTCAACAACTGTACCTATGTCGGTCAAAGTAAAATCAATGATAAAATTATTATATGACATACATCTTTTTTACAAATTTACAATAAATATAATAAAAAACCCCACCGATTAAGATGGGGTCTTTATTTTCTATTCTATAATCAATTAAGCATTGATTGAAGCGTAGATTGCAGAAGTTGGTTGCATCAAGTTGATGTCCTCATAACACTCAATTCTTGCAGTAACCATATTTTGTTGGAAGTTAGATGCGTTCTCATAAGAAAACTCAATAGCTAATCCTTCAACTTCAATACGCTCACAAAAGTTGCTATCCAAGATAAGAACTTTATCATCAGTAACCCAAGATGCAGCAATTACAGGAGTTCCCCATATTGTCATACCACCATTAGGATTAACGATAACTGAACCTGAACCTGCGTAGTAACCAGCAGCGATTGTATCTTTTAATAAACGACCTAATTGTCTAGGGCTTACTAAAGCAACTGAAGATACAAAGTTTGCAGTCTTTTGGTTGCCGATATAATCAACTAATTGCTTTAAATCGGTAGTTTCAGCAGTTGTTGTAGAACCTGTTGCAGCAGCAGAAACAGTTGCAAAGAAAGCAGCGTTTTCAGCTTTGAAGAAATCTCTAGTCAACATTCTTGGTAAAGTTGTGCTTAAGAAAGGCAAACTTTTAGCCATTTGTTTTGAGAATGTAGAGAAACCAGCGATGTAATCATTAACCACTTTAACCTCGCTTAATGCGTAGTTATTCTCACCTTTGTTAGAACCTTCAGTTTGTGCAGCAATGTTGTTAGTTGTTGCAGTCTCTTTGTAGAATACATACAAACCACTTTCGCTTCTTACTGTTGGAACTAAATCACGGAAGTTAATTGCTTGACTAGGTAAAACTGAAGCATTAATAGCATAAGATGCTTGAGCATCACCTGTTAAAGCATTACCTAAAGTCATAGATTTTACATCACGTAAATCTAAACGGAATTTACCATTTGATTTCATTGATTTTTCCATTTCATCCAATTTGCCATCTAATTTCTCAATGATAGCCTCATCTAAAAACTTTACTTGTTTAGATGCGTTTTTCTTTTGTGCAGCAGCTTGAGCATCAAATTGTTTTTGTGCTTCATCTTTTACTACACGGATTTCAGCGTTTGTTGCTTCCAACTTCGCTTCAATACTAGCTTGAAAACCTTTAAGGTTATCAGCCATTTCGTTAATTACTTGTTCCATTTTTACTTTTTTAGTATTTTATTAAATTCTTTAATTGCCTTTAAGATTTCAGCATCATTGTTTTTGATTTCCTCAATTATCGGCTGGGGTGCTTCTGCGACCGCAGTGATTTCTTTAACGATTTCAATCTCCAATAAATCCGCTTGAATCCTTTTTATTTCAATCTCCATCAACGCAAAGGTTTCATCGGTAAATTTACCGCCTTTAAACGCTTTCAAGAGTTTCTCTAGCCTGTTTGCTAATTGTTCTTTCTTTACTTCACTCTTTACTGAAATGGTTGGTGTTTCAGGGTTTGCTGCCCATAATACCGCACTACCTTCGTAAAGTTTAAGTTCCGTAATTGTTCTTACTCCATCCTTTGCTACGCTTGAATTTATTGTAGTAAATCCAATTGAATGTTGATTGATTAAACCTGCATCGTACATCTTCATAATATCTTCGCCTGTTTCGGTCATTACTATTGGAGTAATTGCAATAAGCATATCACCTTCAACATATAATTGTTCAGGCTTACCGATAACCGCTTCCATTTCAGCACAATGGTCAACTAAAGACCATATTAAGTTTTTACCTGCTGGACCTCTTTCGCTTAAAGTCTTTGTAAATGCTTCAGGAACGATAATATCATTGTCTAAATCTACATTACCTGTCCTTGCCCAAACCGCTTTAACTCTGCGTTGTTCGGTATCTACATCCATTACTTCGTAGCCGATATCTTGTTTTTCAACAATTAAATCTTTTGATGCGTAAGTTTTCATATTAACAAAGTTATATTTTTTTTTATTATCCTAATGATTGTGCAATTAATTGTGTAATATCCATAAGATACCTATCACTTAAAAGATTGTGCATATAGCCAACATCTCCTTTTGGCGGATGCGATTGATAGGTTTTTAGTTTCCCTTTAGAATCTCTTTGTGCCTCAAATCCAATAGTGCATCGGCAGTTTATTACATCTCCAGCACTTCCACTTGGGTCGCAAGGGTGCAACATTGCTTCATTGAATCCTTTTTTACTTTTTACCTCAAAGTATTCATCCATTTCAACTTTCTTTCCGTCCATATGATAATGGTCAAATTGGTCTTGTGGCAATCTTCTTGTTCTAGCATCCTTTGATGCAATCCATTCTTTCATTGTTACTAATCCTGTACTTACCGCACCAACCATTGAGCCTATATTGGCAGCCCTACCTGTTTCGGTTCTAGCAATCATTTCAGCACGATAAGCGGTTATATCAGCCGTTCTTAACAATTTAATTGATTCAGGAAGTGTTAAGTTTTCTTCTGCTGATTGTATTAAAAATCTTCTAATTTGCTCTTTTGTTGTTTCCGTTATTTCAGCAGCCGTTTCGCTTAATCCTTTGCGTTCTAAATATTGAAGGATAACATATGCAAATAAATCGGTCTCCGCTGATTTAACCTCCAATGCCTCGTAAATGCCCTTTACAGACCTTTTAACGACTTTACTTGATATTTGAGCCATCTTTACACCCATAGCCAAATGTAGCTTTTGTATAGTCTTTTTAATGGCTTTATCGCTAATTGCGTTATAGTCTAATGTACGACAATAGGTGTTCACCTGATTTTGTAGTTCTTTTTTGAACTTCGGTGAGTATTGCTTTAATGCGTTGGCATATAATTTTTTATAATCTTGCCAAATCATTTTATGGATTTAGGTTATCAGGAATATTCAAAGGTTGGAATTGGTCAATAGTTTGCAATCCTGTTGGGATATAAAGTTTCTCCAATTCTTCGGTAGGGATATAATCAGGCACTTCAATATTCATAATGTCCAACTTTTGTTTAGGACTAATCCACCACGCTTTATCAAGCCATTCAGTTTGCTCGGATTTATTTGCTTCTAATTCTCCGTAAACTGAAAGGTCGTAATCTACATAAAGATTTGTTCCTTTATAACCCCAATCAGTGTGTAATTTCCTATTAAGGTTTTCAGTCAATGCGTTAAGTAATGGGATGGCACAACGAAGTGTTAATGCCTTTTCCCCTTCTCTTTGATTGTTATAGGTCTTTGAATCGCTATCGTTTAAAAGTTGACTAGGTACTCCGTAGATATTACAAAGTGCTTTTAAATCCCATTTTTCCGATTCAATGATATTAAGTTCAACAGGGCTTAAACCGATTTGTTTCCAATCTACTTTATAACCTGATACTGCAATTGAGTTAAAGTTAGCTGAACCGCC